TCACCCTCTTCTCCGTCATGGTCTCCACCCCATATTAACTCTGTTCCGCAGTGCCAACAATTCATACTCTATTCTCCGTATCCTCAAAATCAAAATACTCTAATTCAATTTCTAAATTATATTTTTCTTTTAATTTAACATTAAGTTGTCTTTGATTTTTTGTTAATATAGCATTTATTTTTGTACCATCTAATGAACGTCTGGAACGAGTTTTAGACTCTAAAAGTTTTATGTGTCCTTCATTATTTAAAACTATAAAATCTATCGGACCTTGACCACGTTCTTCAAAAATCCAGTATCCCTTACCAACATATTTTTCCATTAATCTTAGTTTAGATTGATGTCCTCTAGCATGTTTCAAATTATTACTCACTATAATACTCCTTGTGCTTCGTTTTCAAAATTATCCTCAAAAGGATTATCTATTTGTGACATTCTACCAGACTTTTTATCATAATGCAAGTAAGAACATACACCTGTTTCTCCTGTGTATCTATTTTTTAAAATACGAATCGTTGTAGTGCAAGCAATTACTTCATCATCTGATTGTTGATTTCTTTCTAAAGCAATAACACTATCAGATAAATGTGCAATACTAGCACTACCTCTCAAGTGAGATAGAGTAACCTCTTTTCCATTCTCGTGACCTAAGTCTCCTGATGGTCTCCTAAGATGTGATACTAATAATAAACCAACTCCTGTTTCTTCTACAAGTGAACGTAGCTTAGTCATCAACACATCAATAGACTTTCTCTCATCTCCATCATCTTGTCCACTAACTAAGATAGATAAGTGGTCTAAGAATATCCATTTACAATCCAAAGACTTTGCCATATATCGAACCCTGGATAGTATCTCATCATTACCTATAGAACCAAAGTGGTCAAAGGCAAAGAACCTACCAGAACCTATTGTTTCTTTTTGCCATTTGTTTAACTGCTCTCTAGCGAATTGATTTCGTATCTCCTTGATATACAATCTTTGGTTTGCCTCAACAGACATAATATTAAATGCAGTATTCTTTGTGCTTTCTTCTAATGCTAATATTCCTATGTTGTCATTAGAGTTTTTTAGAATATGATGCATCAACTCACGCATGATAGAAGACTTACCCATACCAGCACCAGAAGTAAATGTAACTAACTCTCCTGTTCTCATGCCATATGTTTTTTCGTTCATGGCACTCCAAGGATAAGGTATCGTTTCACAATACTCCTCCTCATACAACTCATCTCCTAACTTTGCTAAGTTTACTATACCAGCAGGTGTGTATGATTCTGCACTCCACCAATCTTGAACAAAGTCTTTTGCTTTACCCATCTTTAAATATTCGTTAGGGTCTTTGTAATCCAGTCTAACTATCTTACATTTGTTTGGTTCAAATAATTGTGCAACCTTTTGTGATGCTTCAACACCAGGTTTATCTGTGTCAAAACATACCACAACATTTTCAAAACTATTCAGATATTCTAAATGTTGTTTACAATTCTGCACAGCACTTTGAACTCCATTCTTGATTGATACTACTGCCCATTTACTTCCTAACATTTCGTACACAGACATGGCATCTATCTCTCCTTCAACGATAGTAATATATTTACCACCAGACTTGAATAAGTTTTGTCCAAACAGTAAGGCATCTCCTATGTTACCTTGAGACCATATTTTTTTTCCTTCTACTTGTCTCACCTTTGTGGCAACATGGCTACCATCTGAATTAAAATATTCATAGTAATGATGTGTTATCATTGAACCATCTTGTCTTATCTTTGTTCGATACTTTCTGGCAGTTTGTTCTGATATTCTTCTATCAGTAATACTACCATAGTCTCCGGTGCTAGTTATTCTATTCTGCATATCTACCACCTCTCCTGTTTTTTGGAACTCTGTTTCCATTTTTGCCTCTCCTACGTTATTAAATCTTTTGTTACATGAAAAACAGAAGGCATGTCCATCAGCATGTATGTTATATCCTTTGCTTGATTCACCACAAGGGCATTGTCCTCTGCTTATCCATCTACTTTGCATTACATCATACCTAATGTATTAGTTACACCTATAACTACATAGATAGCTGTGTATATTAATAAATATTCTAATCCTATCATTTATATTCCTTTCTATATTATTTAAAAGTATAATAAAACATCATAATAAATATATATAATACCCATAAGGATAATAATAAAATAAATATATTAATTATTATATTTAATATTATATTAATATATTTAGATATTATACTGAATATTTTATACTTGTCAATCAAAATCTTTCAAACTATTTTTATAAAGTTTTTCTGCTGAATCAATATCAAAACCTATGCTATTTTTACAATCCAATTTCGCATACATTCTGGCTTCTTCATTAGAGCAACCTTCTTTTTTGTACTCCTTAAATAACTTTCTGTAGAGTCTTTTCTCGTCTTTATCCCAAAGATTACTCATTGTTTTCTCCTAACTATTATACAATAAAAAAAATAAACTTACAATTAATAATAAGGGAAACATATTATTAATCCATAAAAATTTAATTTTCTTGGGTTTTTGAAACCACCGACCAGTGGCTCTTAATCTTCTTTCTCTATCACTACTCATCTTTTAAATGTTCTGCATCTGGCATCTCTGCATCTCCTAACCAAACACCATCAGAGTTATTTGTAACACTTTTTCCATTATCTTTTTTTACTCCTAACTCTCTACGCAACTTATAATTCTCTTCATTTAATTGTTTTATTCTAACGTAAGCAGTTCTTAATTGTTGTTGTAAATCTCTTACATTTTTTTCTAATATATTTATTACTACTGGGTCATACATTTTTTTCTCCTATCTCCTGGTTAATATATATGCTAATAGTACGATAAACATTCCTACTACTATGCCTCCTAAAAAATAATATAGTATATATATTTCCGTCATTAGTGTATTCTTTCTATAGTGACACCATTATCCATAGCGAAGTTTATATCAACTCCCCACTCCACTAATTCTTCTAGTGCCTCCTCTTCTGTTTTAAATTTTAATAATTTATTTTTATTATCAACTAACTGGTCAATGGGAAATGATTCTGTCCATTTACATTTTTTATTCCATTTACCAAAATCAAATCTATGATGTGTTATTATGAACATTTTTATCTCGCTTTCTGTCATACTTCTTTTTGCTTTTGACAATCCTTTGCCTATATCTTGTGTCAAGTAAATTTTTTGCCACAATATTTGGTACTCTAACTATAGGTTTTATTTTATTCATAGTATTCCTATAGCCATTGTATCATAGATAATTATAAAATGCAAGTCTAACTCTTTTTAATTTCTTCTAATTCTTCTAAACAAAAAGGTGTTAAATAATTTTCTATCTTAGTTATCTGGTCTTGTATGTGTTCTAAATCTTTTTTAGTAACCTTACTAGGTTCGTCTAAACAACAAGCAATAGATACACTAGCCTCTCTTACTGCCTCTAATACTTCTTTACTCATCTTTATCTCCTGATATAGCACCTATCTTTCCTTTGAAAGGTATCACCTTACCAGTAGGTTTAGTGTTCTCCACGAGCTTTATATCCGGTTTAAACCCTACATCATCTCCAAAGAAAAACTCTTCTAGTTCGTGGAATCCTCCTATGTGTAGAAAGATTTGTGGCACAGTTTTATGTCCGGCTTTTTTAAATCTCCTAACTTTCTCCGCAGTATCTAGCTCTCTTTCTTCGTATGTTTCTCCGGCTTCATCTAGTAAAGACTTTGCCTCTGCACAATAGATGCAGTTCTTTTGTGTATATATAATATATTTAATCATCTTTTAAATCCTCACTTCCTTGCACTATTTCCATTTGTGAATCTTCTCCATAGTCTGTGCCATCATAGTAAACTGTAAAGTTTACCTCTTGACCACAATAAGGTAACTCATCAAAAGCCTCGTGATATCCTTGTTCCGGTATACCTATTTCTTTGTAAGCATCTTGTAACTCTGATTCAGTTAGCTTTCTATCTGACTTTACTGTATATCTTCTAGAATCAGTAGACCACTCCTCTACAACGTATGTATATTTACTCATCATCTTCCTCCACTTTGCTTGGGTCAAATGCCTCTGGGTCTGTATGGCATACATAATCACTATGCCAAAATTGTACGTACTTACCTTCATCAACTCCATGCTCTCCTATACCACCTTTTTTCTTTAAATCAAAATGATTAATAGCATTATGAAAAGCATCTTGCAATCTTAATATATCTCCTAGATGTATATACTCCCACGCACCTTCGCTAATTGTATCATCTATAGCTTTTAATTTATTAATTAAGTTTAATGTTACTGCATCTATTTTTGGTTTAGTTGTTTTCATCTTCATTGTCCTCTATACTGGTTATATAAAATTCTTCACCAGTAGGAATAAATAATCTCTCTGATTCATACTGGTCGCCTCTCTTCTCTGCGGTCTTCCTATCTCTGGCATTAATCTCCTTGCGATAGTAATAAACTTTCTTAGCATATAATGTAAACTTAGGCATATCTAATCTTTACTTTCTGTAAAAATCTCTTGATTCAAACCTAACAAACTTTAATACAATCCTATCATCATCATCTCTTACAGTCATATTAAAGTGTTCCCATACCTCATTCATCTCATCTCCATAGATATAAATTAATCTATCCTTAGGTTTCTTTTTTACTTTAATTGGTTTCTTTGGCATCTTTATTCTCCCTCATATCTAATACATCTAATTTTAATTGCTCTGGTTCATACTCACCATTCGCTATTTCACATAAAACTTCTAGTACAAATTGTTTAGGATAATCTCCTCTCTTATCTGTGCCTATCCATAACTCCATATCTTCTTCAGTTACTCTCATCTTTTTTCTCCTTTTTCCAATGTGCAAAATCATTTAGTTCTTGAAAGTGTGCTACTAACATATCAAGTGATTGACACGCACCTCTATATTCTGCTGTGCTATGGCTA